AGCTACAACAAACAATCCAGACGCAAAAAGACGAGCTGGAGAAAGCCGAAGAAAAAAATACAATGCAAGACGTGATAATTAATAAATTGAACAATGATTATAATTCGCGTATGGCTTGGCAATTACAGGAGGTAGCAGATGAGAACGGAGTTGGAGGGTAATCTGACACCAGAAGAATTGTGTCAGATTATTATGGAGACTGTTATGAAAAATGCTGAACTAATCACGATGAAATCAGGGGAAGACGATGGAATTGAAAAAAGAATTTTTCCAGGAGGCAGACAAGGCGATAGAAAAGTTTGATTCTGTTTATGAGTTTTTCAAAACCGCGAAAAGTCACAATGCATACCAAGACGGCGAGCGTTATGAAAAATATAAGAAACAAAACAGAATGCCGTCGTCTGCAATCATTGCGAAGTTTGTAGGTTTTGTAGAAACTGATCTGCTCTACGAATGTATGAAAGAGTCGCTTGATAAAGTAGGGCCAGGACGGTCTAGCGAGGACCTGGTTGAGCGATTTTATAATTATAAACGGAACGAAAAACGCAAGCGTGAGCGTCGTTTAAAGCGTAAATTAGAAGCGTTAGATTTAATTTTAAAAATGGAAGGGTGGGATTGAATGCTTTTTGGTGAAGT